CATCCGACTTGGTTGTTGGAACAGGAACACCAACTGGAATAGCATTTGTTGGAACTAGTGCAATCAAGTTCATAACAACTACCTCTGGTATTTACATTGAGCATGCGACAGAGCTTGCAACTAGTGGAACAATTCAGTCTGGTTGGATTCGTTGGGGTACTGCTGAAAGAAAGCAAGCAGTATCTTTGTCTGTTCGTTCATCTGGCGCTGGAACCGTGGGGTTCAAGGTTGAAGACCAAGAAGGTAATCAAACAAGTGTTGATTCGATTTCGGTCAATATGTCTAGTGAGATTCAGCTTTCAGCTGGATTGCAACCAGCAGACCACTTCAATATTACGTTAACACTTAACCGAGCAACCACGACAACTGGTCCAGATATTGAGGAGTGGCAATGTCGAGCATTGCCAGCACCGCTTAGGTCAAGAACAATAACAATCCCATTGCTGTGCTACGAGGAAGAACGTGACTCCAACGGGGTCACTAACGTGAGCGTACCTTGGGACCGCATCAGATACTTAGAACGTATTGAACAAAACGGTGGAGCTGTATTGTTCCAAGACTTCTCCTCTGGTGAGGAAAGAGTCTGTGTCATCCGAGCTATCCAGTTCGAACAGCAAGCTCCTCCAACGTTTGCCAAGGGGTTCGGTGGAATAGTCACCGTCCAGTTGCAGACAATCGATTATGAACAAGCAATCCAATAATGGAAGATAACAAGTTAATACCACTGGTATCACCAGGCGAACGAAGTGAGTTAGTCAATCAGGTTAGGCTAGCTCTTAATGTTGCTGGCGATGATGTGCTAGATGCGCCCCTTGCTGAATTGCTAAGAGGTTTGCAGCATCAGCTTTCCATCCCAGCAGTCGGGTGCATCAATATAGCCACGCTGGATGCGCTCGCAGTTGCTCCACCAGAATGGTAGGGCGAGAAGAGAGGGGGAATGAGAAATCATTCCCCCTCTTTTTTTATTGCAATTTCCTGTACCAAGCCTGACCATTGATAACTAGAGTTTCCAACCTGCCATTTAATATTTGAAAGAACCAGTCAATCGCTGGCTTCGGGTCATAGAGTTCGCCTTTCCCAAGGCTCCACGTGTAGTCATCTAACGCAAGGATGCCACCGACTTTAAGGACACGGTAGGCATTTGTTATATCTCGGACAACACCGAAAGCTGTATGGTCACCGTCGATATAGATTAAATCAAACTCCTCGCCCTGCTTGGATGCAAAGTATTTATCACTGGTCATACGTGTGGGGATAACCTGGTTCCTGTCTATGTACAGTTTGTTCTTTTCTTTGTACGTTTCGTAGACATCATTCCAGTCCATGCTTTTGTGAACAGGTTCATCTGAACCTTCCCATGTATCCACATCAATCAGATATGAATCAGGGTGGGACAGGATGTTCTCTGCCATCCACTTGGTTGCGTCACCTGTATATGCCCCAATTTGTAGGCACTTGATTGGTTTGTCCGTCTTTGGTGCATATGTCTCGAAGTTGCGTACTGAGTCTGTCGAATCAAACCAGTTCGGATATGTCATTTGTTGCCTCTCTTAGTCTGCACTTTTGTCACCACTGACAATTCTATGCGCCCAGTCTAGCGCTGCGTTCCAGCCTAACCAGTACTGCTCCTCTGTTGGAAAGTTCTTGGCAGCTACTTTAGCTGCATCCAATCTCTTATGAAACCTATTGAGATGGATGTCATGCAGTTTATGGAATCGTTCTATGAACTCATCGTCATTCATTGTCCTCCGACCACGGCTTGCCATCAGGCAAGCCTTTCCCGCCCTCCACCCCTAACCCTATCAGATAATTCTTGGTAAAACAAACGGCGTGTCTATGACACAGATTGGTAAATTCATTGGTATGATTTATGGTATGAATCAACTTCCTCCTCATCGGTCGTATAGTCAGTTAACCACCTGGCAATCCTGTCCTCAGAAATACTATCTGAGTAAGGTAGCTATGGTACCAGAGAAGCCTGCGGTGTACCTTGCTGCTGGCTCTGCCGTCCACTCTATGTTGGAATGGTTGAATCATGAGCTCTACAAACAGCAACAGAAACTTGATTGACCAGCGAGGTATCCCTAGTAACGAATGCGTGAACTGCGGTTCCAACATTCAAGTTATCAGGGCTATCTTCCAAGACTACGACTTGGTCATGTGGTTCACAGATTCTTTCTGTGCTGATTGCGGTTCTCCTATGACAACCCCCACACCAGTCGACCATCCAGACTATGTGAAACCTGACCGACCAGAGGAAGAAGACGATGAGTTTAACTGAGAAGTGGCTTGAGATATTCAATGCTGAAGTACGAGATGTAGAAGAGAAGTCAGGGTTACCCACCACAGAGTGGAAGGTAGCTGGTCGCAAGACTGCTGCTCGTCCTGATGGTGAGGACCTAGCTTTCTGGCAAAGCGACGGACTCAAGCAGGTAGAAGCCTACCAAAAATGGGTGTTGCAATCTGGTTGGCAGATTGCTACTATGCCTGATGGTCGTCCTGGAATCGAGTGGTCAGCAGATGTACATTTCGGAGGTACACCTGTTCGATTTATTATTGATGCGGTGTACCAAGTAGGGGAAGACTTGGTTATCGTTGACTATAAGACTGGTTCCAGGACGCCATTTGGTGTAATCCAAAACGGATTGTATGCCAGTGGTATTGAAAAGATTTTTGGTATCCGCCCTAAGTGGGGCGCATTCTTTATGACACGCCAAGGTGAGCTTGGTGATTTGATTGACTTAACCCACCTGAGTATTGAATACTATGAACATGCATTTACTTCTATGAACCACTCAGTATTACAGGGATACTTCCCAACATTCGTTGGTGAAAACTGTAAGATGTGTTCGTTCATTGAGATATGCCCAGCATGGGGCTCAAAAGATTTCCCATTACAACTACCAACAGGGAAAGAAAAGGAGAGAAAGTAGATGACTGAATCTATGTTCTCGTATACAGGAAAGCTAAACGGAAATGATTTGTTTACCGTTCGAGGTAACAGCGTTTCCGAATTCAAAGCAAACCTAACCGCAGCAGTTGAGGCAATCACTGATGCACAAGGTCTGCAAGCTATGTTGCTTAATCGCACAAATGGTGGAGCCTATGCTCCTAACATGGAACAAGCTATCGCTGGTCTACAGGCAGCGGGTCTTAACCCACAGCCTGTGACAACAACACCTCAAGCAATTGAGGTTGTCAAAGATAAGTATGGTAACGAATGGACATATGGACATCCAGATGCACCAGACCTACCAGACGGACGTGGCAAGTACGCCAAGAAGAAGGGCGTATCAAAAGCAGGCAAGGCATACGTTGGTTGGTTCGACCCAGCTAAGGGACCGAAGCCTTTCTCACCAGGTGCTGTAGAAGCAGAAACAATCTGGACTAAGTAATGCGTAACCTATTGCAAGTAGTGGGTGTCGAGTCACCAGCTGGTCATCAACTACCAGAAATCTTACCTCAACTCACCGCCAGTCAAGTTGTCTTCCGCCAAGCGCAATTGCATTTGGTTGCTGGTCAACCAGGCGGAGGTAAGACACTACTTGCATTATGGTACGCAGTTACATCTAAGGTTCCATCGTTGTATATATCAGCCGACTCTGACTCACGTACGATTGCAACTCGTGCAGGTGCAATCATCATGAATAAAGATGTTGCTGATGTAGAAAGATTGATGGATACCGAAGCAAGCGTTCTCCTTGAGGATGCGCTAGCGGAGGGTGCCAACCATGTACGGTTCGCGTTTGACCCAGCGCCTTCTCTTCAAGACATTGAAGAGGAGATAGAAGCGTGGATTGAATTGCATGGTTCGGCACCTGCTGCTGTATATGTAGACAACTTAATGAACGTAGCATCCGCAAGTGACAACGAGTGGACCGCGCTACGTGATGCCATGTCAGCGTTTCACTACATGGCACGTGAGTACGAATCGGCATTCATCGTCCTGCACCACGTATCCGAAAATGAGAAGATGTCTAAGCCGAACTACCCAGCACCACGTAAAGCATTAATGGGTAAGGTGGCAGCGC